ATGCCAGACCAAAAAGAAAGTGAGAATGCTGAACTCACCAGTGAAGAACAAAAAGATAACGAACTGGTTTCTCGAGTAATCGAAAATCCAGAGGTTTTAAATCGGGTTTTGGATAGCCCGCAAGGGCGAGCTATCGTTTGCCAGCATTTTCAGGGACCGGTTCCTCCGCCATCAATGCTGAAAGAGTATGAGCAATTGATTCCCGGGCTTGCAAATCGACTCGTTGAATTGACGGAAAAAGAGCAAGCTCATCGCCATAAAACAGTCGCTGATAGTATAAAGATCACAAAAAATGGTCAGAAAATGGCTTTCTGTATCGCGCTGATTATCATACTGGCAGCCGTCTTTTTTGGCGCGAGGGGACAAACAGGTCTTGCTGTAACACTCGTTTCAGTAGATCTTTTGGCATTAGTTTCCGTATTTATTGCTGGTAAACATTACTCTAACCAGGCATCAGATCAAGATTAGTCTCCGAACCCCGGTTGATGCCGGGGTTTTTACACTAGCAAAGCAATATCAACATTTTTCAGCTGTATTTATTTCGTCAAACAACCAATTTAACCCATTCCTGACCACGAGTATCGTTATAGCGATCGGTGGTTGCTTGGACTTTATGTCCCAGTAATGTTTTTGTATCGATACCCTGTGCGCGGTACAGCCGTTCTGACAGGGAGCGTTGTTCATGAAATGTTGGCGGTGTTTTTCCTGCTGGTGGAATTATTCCAGCCAGCTCCCGCGCTTTGGCAAAGTAATCGCTCAGGTTGTCTTTACTCATTGGTTTTGGTTGTTTCTGGTGCCGACTATGAATCAGGTATGGACTCAATATTCTGTCCCTGCATCCATTAATCACTTCTTTTAGCGATATCCCAATGGCATCACAGCGTAGCGTAAGCGGTAACGCCAGACGCATTCCAGTTTTTCCCTGGGTAATATGCAGGTGATCGTTCCACACATCTGAAAAACGCATGTGGCATATGTCATCACGGCGCTGGCCAGTAACAATCGCAAGAAGCATTGCGTTACGGATAAAGTGTTTTTCAGGTGTTGCGTTGTAAATTTTTTGCCAGTCTTCCAGAGTGAGCCTGGCTCTGGTTACTTTAGGGATCGGTTTACGGGTAGCCTCCGGAGGATTCCATCCGGGAGGGACTTCCCCTGCATGCTGTGCTTCTTTATAAATATCAACCCATAATCCGCGATTTACTCTCGCTGTGCTCACCATGTCTTTATCCAGCCACTCGTCCAGTATCAATGCAAAGTCTCTTACTTCCAGTTCTTTCAATGGGTGGTTTCCCAGGCGGGAAACCAGGTATGCAGCCATTCGCGCTTTTTCTTTGTGGGTTGTAGCTGCAATATCCCCATTTTTCAGTCGTGTATCCTGTATTTTCAGATACCGATCAACCCATGCTTTTAATCTGATACCCCGACGTTTTGTTGCTGACGGACTTTCGTCAATTTTGCGCATGAAATATTCTGCTTCTGCTGCAGCTATTCGCTGATTGGCTGTGGAAGCGATTTTTTCCGCCTTGCCTTTGTCTGTTCCGAGCCCGTGAAATTTTCCAGTCACAGGGTTTTTATACTGGTAGTAAACCCTGCCAGTTCTGCGATCAAACTTTTCGTAAAGACCGGCAACGTCAGTGCTGTTTTTTCGTGGCCTCGGTGACATGAGTTAAAATCTCCTTCAGTGCATCATCATCGCCAGTATGAATTTCCGGCGCAATTCCCGTTTCACCAGGTCCAACAAATACTGCCCGGCGATCTATCAGCCAACGTCCACGAATTTTTTGTGGTCTTGGTACGATGTATCCAAGTTTTCCGTATTTCACCAGGGTAGTGTTTGTTATTGGGAGGCTGAACCGTTTAGGTTTCCACTCGTCGAGCGTTATCAGGTACTGTTCGCTCATGGCTATCACTCCGGAACGCGCCAGTTGCAGAATACCAACTACAACTGGCGACGGTTGAACATTAAAAATCAGCCTGATTAGGGATCAGTTTTTGCCAGATTGCTGAAACTTGTTTTGCTTGGTGACGTGCATCATCAAGTGCATTGTGGGGTACTCCTTCGAACGGAATAGCCGTTCTGACATCGAAGTCCATGGCTTTTCCCAGCTCAACGATTGTGCGTACATCGCGATCGTTGTAGTAACGCCACGGACAGGGGATACCCTGTCGTTCGTATGAACGGCGTAAAATCACGTTGTCGAAGTTGGCTCCATTTCCCCAGACCTGAACAAAAAATTCACCGGAGTTTTCATCTATAAATTCCCGCAATTGCAACAGTGCATCATCTAACGGGATTTCATCGGTCATAATGGCAGACTGCGCTTCGCGTGATTGCTTCAGCCACCATTTAATGGTGCCCAGATCAATGACTCCGCCAGCAGTATCCAGATCGATGGTCTTGCTAAATTCCGGTCCCATATCTCCGGTTTGCGGATCGAAAAATATTGCACCTATTGAGATAATCGGGGCATCGGGATTTGTGCCCATTGTTTCAAGGTCGATCATCAGGTGGTGGCACCCTCCGCTGGTGGATGTGGTTTTATGATGACCGTTAACCTTAACTAAGGGATCTGTCGCCTCGCCAGTTTCATTATCGCTGACGTGGTCCTGATCGCCGCCAGTGTTCTCCTTGTGCGGATGTTCAGTGCCTTCCATTTCCTCCGGATCGTCTTCCTGAACTTCAACCTGATTCTCGTCATCGAATGTTTCCTGGTATGTTGCGTCGCCCATCACCGCGCCACAATCAGGGCAGTTGCCGCCGCCGGTCTGACCGCAGGCGGTGCAGGCTTTTTCCGGCTCCTGTTGCGCTACTGGTTCAGGTTGTTTCGTTTCTGGCTCGTTTTGTAACGCATTTGGGCTGTTTTGTTCCGCTTTCTGGTCGTTCTGTTCCGATTCTTGCTGGTTCTGGTTCACAGAATCGCGGGTTTCAATCCCCTTCACCCATTTCGGATCATTCGGGTCGCTAATCCCTGCAACAAATTCACCACGTGATACTGCAAGCAGTTCATCGGCGTCAGGCTGGCTGATATTGGCTGCCTGCATAATTTTGTTTACTTCGTCAGCGGTAACTTTTACCAGTTCCGGTTGTGCGGTCGTGTCAGATGCATCAGTATTTTGTTGTGAACCTGAGTATGTGCCGTTTTTGCGGGCAAAATATTCTTCTTTCGTGATTTCAGTAGCCCCGGCAGCCAGCGCCTTATTCAGACCAGAAAGTTTGTTTGCACGACCATATTTTTCGCCATCCTTATCGGTGAAGAGGAAGTAGAACGGCCCCTCACGCTCTACAGATGGTTCAGTTTCCAGCGCGCTTTCATTTTTTTTGGTATCAGATACTTCAGTTTCCACTGCATCAGTTTGTGCTGCTGACGGCTGGAGAATATCAGCAGTGTTCTGGTCTGTTTCTTCATCCTCAAACACGCCCTTTGTCGCCAGGTATTCAGTGATGTATTTGTTCAGTGCCACGGGATCCTTGTGAATGTCGATCGGACGCTCACGGACAAGGCCAAAAATAGTCTGACGGTCATAGTGAATGGCATCAGGCTGTTTGCGCATTGATGCGGAAATACGCTTCCAGTCTTCGCGATCGTTCTCGATAACTTCATTTTTTGCCCAGCGATGGATGCTGCCGTCAATGTTTCCGGCATCAATGTCACCAGGCCACAGAGCGTAGGCCAGTTCATCATCCAGTGTTTTCCATGTCTGCTTGTATTCGCGACGAATGACAGCAGTGACTGGGGGGATTTTTTCTGCTGAGTTTTCAGTGTGCTGTCGGTTGACTCTGGCGCGGGCGAGATCAACAACAGAAGTATATTTCCCGGTTTCTTTTCGTTCGGCTTCGCGACGTTTTTTCCAGGCGCGTAATTCAGTCTGGATCTCAGGCCATTTTGCCCCCGGCTTACATTTATGTTTAACCCACCCGATGGCGAACAACTTAATCTCCGGATACATGATGTTAACTTCAGGCATTTTCATTAATGCTTCAACGATATGCCCGTCGAATGTTGCCATGTCTTCCTGCAGTAACTCCTGTGCGCTAATCACCATATCAACGGTGATGTTTTCACATGTACCGAACTTAACCAGGACCGCGTTCTGCACTTCAAGGGACAGCTTGTCAAAAGTGATGTTCATAGGATCGGATTCAGGTTCGACCGGGACAAAAGAGGCTGACTCTTCATCCCAGCGGTTTTCCTGCATATATTCGGTATCCCAGGAATCAATGGCAGGGCGGGGCATGCCGGGTTTATCCTCGCAGACAAGAAATTTATAAGCGCAGTCCTGAGCAGCCGGATATTGCTCCAGGAATTGCCATGCAAATTTAGCACGGGCGCGGCGTTCGTCGCCGGCTTCAATGGCAGTGGCTACAGCAACTGCACCGTCTTCCTTTATTGCCTGTTCGTCCGGAATGGCGGCGCAAATAAAGACTTTACTCATTTTGTTTTAACCTCATTACAGATTTAAGGGTGAACAAATCCCTGCCATTGCTGGCATATAAAAATGGAACCGGATATTTACTGCAGGTCTGTTTTAAAGCCCTGCCGGGATTTCGCTATTATCTGTGTGAATAACTTTATCGACCGGATAACAGTTACCGGGAATTTTTTGTTCGTCTGCAGCGGTCGTGCATTCTTTCATTGAGCCGTATACGCCTGTAACTAGGTCAACAGGCTCTCCGGTATTAAGGAAAACTGTCAGAACAAGTGCAAATGCAGTATTCATTGCAAGCATCCTTTTTTCATCAGGTTTAAGCGAGCCATCTTTGAAGCAATGCATACTTTATTTAATAAATCCGGCATGCGCTTTATCTGATTAATGGCATCCTCAATAAAAGTTTTATCACCAGTTATAACGCCAATTTCAAAACGGGTTTCAGGCGTAGTGGAATTGATTAATAACGTTTCCATTATCGCGTCCTCAACAATGAATTTTGTGATGCGGTGCCTGGTGCCTCCAGGTGACGTTAACCAGTTAACAATTAACGCCGGATACAGAGAATCCACCCATAACACTGTTTTTGGTTTTAACTGTTCCACGTGCGCTTAGCCGCATTCACCGCATCACAAAATTCACTTTAAAAAGGGCGGGTATCACAAGGGAAAACAAAAAACGGATACCCGCCAAAAGGTAATTAACATGGGTTGTTGCAGCGGGGTTGTCACTCAGGCGTATGGTCAACCTGACAACCCGGTGTCATCAACGGGGAAGGAATAACCCCGCCATACTTACCGCCGCGCCATTTCGCGGATTGCCACAACCGGAAGCGCACGGACGAAGATGCCGGCGGCACGCAACAGAGGGAGAAGTGACTTCGCCGTGCGCTTTCGTGTTGTGCCCTGACTTTTCAGGGATATATCCTTTCAGTAAACTGTCAGTGCCGGATTCTTATCCGTGTCCGGCGCACGACTACACGTGGCAGCGTGTTGGTCTCCATTTTTAACCCAGAACCTCAATGGAGGATAAAATGCCAAACAGACCAATACATCCGCTTATTGAAAAACAGATTGAATGTCTGGTTAATCAACTCAGGCAATCAGGGTTATTAAAAACTCATTCAGAGCTAGGGCTCACAGAATCGGCATTCGACGATAAATTAAACAATGCACTTTATAATGGCATCATTGATTACAATCGTGGTGCTGGTCGCCGTGGCCCTGCTGGCACCGCTTTGTAATTACCAGTTAATCCATAGCGGGTAGTGTTCAGCATAAATATAGCTATACACATCCAGGTTGTATTTGCGGTCTGTCCTTAGCAGGTCGCAAATACAGGCCGCAGCTTCCAGGGCAGCAGCTTTGTTGCTGAATAACCATGTAGCAACATTCCAGCGATTATCTGTATCCCACTCTTTTGCGAGAGTTGACACCACGAAGGAGCCGTTGGTGTTGCCATCAAATACTTCCGTTTCCAGATTTTTAAGTAATGCCTGGTGAATTTTTGCCAGGTATTCAGTCGGAATTTCGCCACGAATTCTGATAAGGTTGTCATAAACAAACATGTTCCCCGCATATGGCGATTTTTCTTTCCTGCATTTTAAGCCAGCATCACGGGTAAATTGGTCAATATCTTCTTCGGTTTGTTTCGTATTGATGTTTTGCGTTATCGTTTCTGCAATGGGCTTTGCTTTATTTTCTACACAATGATTGTTTGTGAACGAATCTGAATACAGTTCGGTAAAAGAATTGCGGACATGATTTGACAAATTTCTGATGAACACTTTATCTACTAATATCATTGGGTTCCGCGCCAGTTGCGAGCGAATCACATCAGCGGCCATTTCCTGTATTGATATTGGTAAATCTTTAAATTCCATCGTCAACCTCATCAGTCAGTGTTTCTGGCTAACCAGCGACGCGCGCCAGTTTCGGTTTTAAACGTTTTGCTTTTGGTATACGTCATCGCGGTGAACGTACCGTCTTGGTTGGGGAATACGCCGCATACCAGAGATTCACTGTTGCCAAGATCGATAGTATCCATGTTGACCTCATTTCCCCTTAACGCCAGGGTAGCGGAACTGTTTGCTGAGAACACCGTGCGGTGTCTTGATGCAAACAAGATTAGCTATGGCTAACAGTTAGGTCAAGTGTTTTTGTTTGTCATGACTAACATTTATGGCAACAAAAAAGATAACACATTGATTGTGTTATCTTTTGTTTGTTCGTTGACGGGCTTTTAATAATTCTTCAAAGAGTTTGTTGAAATTTTTTACTCGGGCGCGCAGCTCGGTGAGCTGAGCATCCTGTTCTGATTCAGGCAATGCATTAAAAAGCTCAAGGAGCTCGTGTTCTTTGGGGGATAAAGCAACTGGCTCCTCAATAGGTGGTGATGGCTGCTTGTCTTCATCGCCAAATAGAATCCATGTTGGCGAGCACTGCAGTACATTGCTGAGGGCAAAAAGATTCTTCCCTGTAGGTTCGCTGTCATCCCGTTCCCATTGTGAAACCGATACATGAGAAATTTTCAGGGCTTTAGCAAGAGACCTTTGGGTGTATTTGAGGTTTTTTCGGCGATACCTAATGCGTTCGCCAATGGTTAAATTTTTTGTATCCATAGTTAGCTAATGCTAAATCTTATTGACTATGTTTTTATTAACATCTATTTTGTTAGCCATGGCTAACATGTGGGTGCTTTAAATGCTTAAAACTGACGCACTTTTGTATTTCGGTTCAAAAACAAAACTTGCACAAGCTGCTGGTATTCGTTTGGCTTCGCTTTATAGCTGGAAAGGGGAGCTAGTACCTGAAGGTCGCGCGATGCGCCTGCAAGAGGCATCTGGCGGGGAACTTCAGTACAACCCCAAGGTTTATGACGAATATCGTAAGGCAAAGCGGGCGGAGCGGTTGAACAATGAAAATCACCCCTGAACAGGTTTGTGAAGCCCTGGATGCCTGGGTATGCCGACCAGGAATGACACAGGAGCAGGCGACGATACTAATCACAGAAGCCTTCTGGGCTCTGAAAGAACGCCCGAGCATCGATGTTCAACGTGTCACGTTTGATGATGGCGCGGTTGATCAACGGGCGCTAGGCGTTAACCGGGTGAAGATATTCGAACGCTGGAAAGCTATCGATACCAGGGATAAGCGTGAAAAATTCACGGCGCTGATTCCGGCAATTATGGAGGCTATCCGGATAAGTGATTTCAGGTTGTATCGTGAAATTACTGACGGAAAAAGCATTACGTACATGATCGCCGGGTTAAACAAAGAATATGGCGATGTGGTGGAGTCAGGGCTGCTTTTTGCCGATCCAGCCGTTGTGGAACGTGAGACTGACGAGCTTATAGAAAAAGCCATTGCTTTCAAGCTTGCGTATCGACAGCAATATCAACAAAAAGCCGGATGGAATTATGAGCCTTCTTTTTGCTGAACGCCCACTGGTTATAAACACGCAGCTGGCGATGAAAATTGGCCTAAACGAAGCCATTGTATTGCAGCAGCTACATTACTGGTTGAGAGATACCAATTCTGGCATGGAATGTGATGGTGTTCGCTGGATTTATAACACAACGGAACAATGGCTGGAACAGTTCCCGTTTTGGTCAGAGTCAACGTTAAAGCGCGCGTTTGCAAGTCTGAAAACGCTGGGGCTTTTGCGTTGTGAAAAGCTCAATAAATCAAAGCGCGACATGACAAATTTCTACACGATCAACTACGGGAGCGAGCTTTTAGATGGTGGCAAATTGAGCGAATCCATCAGTTCAAAATGCGCCGCTCCATCAGGTCAAAATGACATGATGGAAGAGGTCAAAATGAAACGCTCCATTGGTTCAAAACGACCCAATGTCATCAGGTCAAAATGGCCCGATGATCCTACAGAGAATACAACAGAGATTACTACAGAGAATAAAAACACTTTTCGTCCGGAAGCTTCGCAACCGGACCTGCAGGCGGCTGAACAGGATTTTTTAACACGACACCCTGACGCGGTTGTGTTCAGTGCGAAAAAACGCCAGTGGGGTAGCCAGGAGGATCTGGCGTGTGCGCAGTGGATCTGGGGGCGGATTGTGGGTCTCTACGAACAGGCAGCTAGTGATGATGGCGAGATCATGCGGCCAAAAGAGCCTAACTGGACTGCCTGGGCCAATGACGTGCGCACAATGCGGATGCTGGATGGCAGAAGCCACAGACAAATTTGCGAAATGTTTGGTCTGGTTCAGCGAGATTCATTCTGGGTAAAAAACATCATGAGCCCGTCAAAGCTCCGCGAAAAATGGGACGAACTGGTCATCCGCCTGGGGCGTTCACCTGTACAGCGTTGTGTGAATCACATTTCTGAACCGGACACCGAAATTCCGCCGGGGTTCAGGGGGTGAGTGTTGAGTTCAGGTTATGAGGTAATTTTCAGGAGGGTTTGTGGCAAAAGTATTTACACAAGAAGAGCGGGAAAAAATTAAGGGGCAGGTTGTTGAACTCGTGCGCCAGAGTGGGCGCGAGACGCTACGACAACTGGAAGCTAAGACGGGTGCAACAAGATATTTAATGAGCGTTCTTGCCAGAGAGCTGGTTGCCAGTGGTGATGTATACAATTCTGGCTACGGGTTATTTCCCTCTGAACAGGCTCGCAAGGACTGGCAAAACGCCCGCAAAAAACTCTCGAGGGCCAAGGCGAAGAAACCAGCTGTGGTTGATCCGGGTCTTATCCGGTCGTTACAAGATGGTGAAATACGCCGCTACGACAGGCGTTTGAACATAATCTGTCGCGAGTGCCGGAAAAGCGAAGCTATGCAGCGTGTGCTGGCGTTTTATCAGGGGAAATTTCAGGAGGTGGTGCGGTGAGTGAATCAAAATGCAGGGTTAATGGCAATCAGATAGAACCGTGTGCGGCATTGGCAAAAGCACTCGAATATGGAAATCCAACATTTAAGAGCAAAGGTATATTTATCCCGGGGCGTGTGAACATAAACACTGGCGAGCCAGGCTTAGACATTGCTCAAATTCACTCTGGTCAATATGTCGGTCGTGGCGTTGCAATGTGTTTTTGCCCGTTCTGTGGTGAAAGTCTGAAAACGTGGGAGAACAGAAATAAATGAAATTAAAGAAATACCAGTAATACGTGATGAATATGGCTGCTGGACGCATCCTGAATATGAAAAATTCTGTGATGGTAGGGAATATATTTCAACGGAAGAGTTTAACGCCTGGATGGCGGAAAATAATCTTCAATGCGTCCTCTGCTTCAGAGACGAAGGATGTGCTGACCTTGATGCGTGTGATGCTGATATTTCTGCATGGGAACCGGAACGACCAGAGGGCGATGGATGGTTTATTGGTTCGATACATGACACCGAAGATGGCCCGGTTTGTGTATGGCTGAGAAATAAGGCCGAAGAATAAAGGCTATAAACCACCTGACAACAAAACACTGAAAAATTAAATCAGAAGTGATTTTTATTAAATCCTTAACAGGAGGGGGTTCTGTACCCTCAAATAATAAGGAGACCGCCCGAAAGGGCGGTGGAGATAATAATGGAAATAACGAAAGAACGATTATTGGAAATAGCAAATCTTAGTGATAGGGCATTAAGTGATGGGAGAATTATTTCTCCTGATGCCTATGAATCAGTTACGAGTATAGAAATAACAACAATGGCTAGAATGCTGCTTGGTTATTTCAAAATAGAGAATAAAAATCAGATGGATAGTAATTTTGATATATGTGAGCTTTTAGACGGTTGGGGGGCTTGGGTTGTGGCTGGTAATAGTTCTATATATTGGCAGGAAATAGCTGATAAATATAAAAAATATTTTTCCTCATGGCAAAAAATTACGTCGTCAGTGCAGCAATGATGAAGGGCGAGTGATTGACATTAGTATCCTTAGGTTAGAAAGATATAAGCAACAAGAATATGAGTTAATTGTTGCTCATTTCGTGATTGGTTTATCTCTTCGTGCTATTGCAAAGCAACAAGGATGTTCAGATGGAACAATTCGTAAAAGATTGCAAAAAGCCTTAGGTTTTCTGAGCGGATATATAGCAATTACCAGTTAAGAGTCTGCGGATTTTTTACCAGTGTAATGGTATAAGGATACTCCCATGTGTCTTACATGATATGGAAGCGCTGTTGCTGGATGCTTTGAGATACTCTTAAAGCGGAGGGGAGAGCCTTCCGCTTCAATTTCTGCGTCCGAAACAGTCGTAGAGAAAAATTCTTTCCATTCATTGAATTTTACTGCTGATTTGTCAGACTTTATATAAATTAGAATTCCTCCATGATCGTCACGTGACGTACCCGTGCCGTAACGTTCGGTTAGCTGAATCCAGCCATTGTGAATAGACTTGGGGCCTCTCCATAATTTTGCTTCACCAATCCATTCGAATTTTCCGAATTGATGTTTAACTAATAAATCAACGTGACCGCCATGTTGAGTATCATGTTCAACATCATAAAACCTACCTTTCAGGAAATTTTTGATCGACGCTGTTAGCTCGTCCTCTCCCCACTTGGCATCTTGATAGAAGTGTTTGTCATTTTCTAAATTCTGAATAGCGTCGTCTAAATCTTCATAGAGTTGCTTTACAAAAATATTTTTGTCTGCAGCTAATTTTCTTTGAACCATTCCCCTAAATTCAGGATCCATTCTAATTAATGATTGAAGATCTGCAGTACAGATGTTTACATCACTCATGCAGACTCTCCAAAAGACTCGAAGGAGTAAAGTATGGATAAAGATACTGGCTAAAATTTTCAACCAATTCGCCAGTTTCTGGATGGTAAAAACTTCCTGTGTCTAAAGCATAGGAAATAAGATCATCTTCAACTGGGATTGGTTCTTCCGTTAAATTATCAATGTATTGAAAATGCATATCCAATAGATGTGCTTTATAGCTAGATAAATAATCTGTTGCTTTTATTAGCAGGATATAGTCATCTTTCGTGTCAGTTAGATAGGTCAAACCATTGATAAGAGTTTTGTATGTAAAGTGATTGATATTTTTAGCATCTTTACTAACCAGAAAAAGAAAAAGATCACGACACACACGGCGAGCAGGATCATTAAAATCCTGCTCTATTTGCGTGATAATGTCGTGATATATACTCTTTTTCATTTATGGCCTGATGATTTCGCTCTTCTTTTCTCTTCACAGGACTTAACAGAATCCAATATTTTTTCAACAATAAATATAATCGAATCAATATTGTTACAGTTCTTCGCAATTGCTTCATGCAACCTAATTCTAGGATTATCAAGCATCGTCCTTTTCCCTGGTAATATTAACTCTACTGATAAAATATGTGAAGAATTTTGTGGTAAATCCCAAACTTTTCCCAACTTAAACTTTGTCAGTATTGGGCTTGCGGACTCTCCACTATGATGGTAAACATCTTGACGCAAACACTTTTGACTTGGTTTGAGTTTTAAAGAACTTGTATTGCCATCTGAGGTGATAAAAGATACATGAGAAATTCTGCCATCTACTTTTTCGTAAAGATCTTGTATTGAACCAAATAATTCAAGAGGATTGTTTAAAATAACGCCAGCTTCTTCTTTTATAAATTTAGCCACAAGGTATTGTTGAGGCTGTGATTCACTTCTTGGAAGGATAGATAAATCAATCGTAAGAATTAATATTTTTTCTGCAGGCATTAGCATGATGGTATTAAAGCATTGCGTGACTTGGCGTGTTTTGCATTTTATTTCTCCGCCATTAGCACGTAATTCCATACCCGCATCGCTAAGATGTGTTGGGTCAAGTTCTATCACTTCAGTGTAATACGCTTTGGATAAAAAAACAGCGGTGTCAATTTGTTTGTCACGAATGATATCTTGACGTAGTTCAGCAAAATGCAGCTCAGTATCAGCAACTAACAGCTCCTCTCTGGATAAAGGCGTTGGGTATTTTTCTGAGAAGGGGCTATTGTCCTTTTTCTGATTTGTGAAAATTGTTTGTAATTTTGCTACGTCTTCATCGGTGATTTTATAAATAGAAAGTAATCGATTCCCGCTAAAAATTAAACCTTTCCAGAAATCGTCGATCCTGTCTTTTAGGTCGGGATTATGCTGAACTACACTATTTACACGTTCAATAAAAAGGGGTAATCCTTGGGCTGTTACACCCAGTGATGAACCAAGAAGCTTACGGGTGTTGCGCCAGCCAAAGCGCGAATTGATGTTTTTTACTGTCTGCTCAAGCATTAACACTTCCTTAATTTTCCCTTAACAATTTAGGGTGCTAAACTTTTTAGGCAGTTTACACAAAAAAATAGTGCGTACGCAAAAACTATCTAACATGTTGAGCTTTAACCGGAAAATTTGTATATGTTGTGAGCATAAAGTTGGCTGAGAAATCTAAAACGGGTAGAATGACTGCGGGTGCTTGAGGCTATCTGCCTCGGGCATGAACACCAAAGGCAGATAGAGAAAAGCCCCAGTTAACATTACGCGTCCGGCAAGACGCTTAACATTAATCTGAGGCCATATCTGTATGCGACACATAAAGATTAGCCTCTTAACAGTAAGAAATCAACTAACAGGGGGGGGCTGTAATGCGAAGGAGCTATGTGTTTTGTCTGGTGGTGGTTTGTATCACCATTCTGGTATTTGTCTGGATGGTTCGCGGTTCGCTATGCGAACTGCACATCAAACAGGGTAACACAGAGCTTTCGGCGTATTTAGCCTACGAAGTTGAAAAACGTTAAGAGCCACGGCGGGGAGCAATCCCCGCCACTCTTTAAGTTGTCAGGTATCCTCAACGCACCCGCACTTAACCCGCTTCGGCGGGTTTTGTTTTTCATGAATAAGGGATTAATAATTTTAACTGAAATTATATTGCCTTGTTGTCCGAATGGTTAGTTAATCATTCGATATTGTTGTATTTGTTGTATTTGTTGTATTTGTTGTATTTGTTGTATTTGTTTTTTATTTTGGCTTTATCGTTTGCGATTGCTTCGAAATAAAGATTAATTAGAATTCATCCGTTTTGAGTAGCGCGCAGGGAGAAGATGGATGGACCTTGAAAAGGGGAGAGCTATTTATCTGGAAGGATTCTGAAGATGAAAATCGAAGAATTGCATGAATTGTTTAGTGAAAATGGCCTCTATGCTGTGCGCGTTGAGAATGGAACTATTGTCAGTCACTGCCGCATTAAATGTTTACAATCCCAGCAAAGGAAGAGCGGTGCTGTGTTAATTTATTTTGTGGATGGACTTATGGTGGACGGTTTTATTTTACGTGAAGATGAATTTGTCACATCATTACAGGCTTTGAAAGAGATAGGACTTAAGGCTGGATTTTTTGCTTTTGAGACTGAGTGAATTCATCTACAATTCAGCACAGGGTTGACCCCCTGCTGAGTAACACCGTGCCACCGGAGAAAACCGATGGCACATATACAACTGGTCAAACAAACTTCTTCTGGTTTACTTCTCCCGGCGACGCCGGAGAGTTGCGATTTTCTGCATCAAATAAAAATAGGCGAGTGGATACACGCTGACTTTAAGCGTGTTCGTAACTACGCATTCCACAAGCGTTTTTTTCAAACTCCTGCAACTCGGATTCGATTACTGGACTCCGGTCGGTGGGGCGATCACGCCTCGCGAACGAACACTGGTGTCAGGTTTCGTTGATTACCTGTGTGACTCGGTAGGCAGGGAACATACGCCAGCCCTGAGCGAAGCCGCAGAGCAATATCTGAATACAGTTGCGACACGCAGAACCCAGGATACGGCATTACTCAAGTCATTTGACGCCTTCCGTGAATGGGTAACCATTCAGGCCGGATTTTACACTGAGCATTTTTATCCGGACGGTAACCGCGGGCGTCGGGCGAAATCCATCGCGTTTGCGAATATGGACGAAACCGAGTTTCAGCAGGTTTATAAATCTGTACTGAATGTGCTGTGGAACTGGATTCTGTTCCGTAAATTTTCCTCTCCGGAACAAGTCGAAAATGTGGCTGCACAGCTGCTGGAGTTTGCGTGATGGCAGATTTACGTAAAGCGGCGCGGGGCCAGATGTGTCAGGTCAGAATTCCTGGCTACTGCAATCACAATCCCGAAACTTCCGTGCTGGCGCATTACAGACTGGCGGGGACGTGTGGAACAGCGACAAAGCCACACGATATGCAGGCTGCAATTGCCTGTAGCTCATGCCACGATTTAATCGACGGGAGAGTAAAAACCAGCGATTACACCAAAGAAGAATTACGCCTGATGCATGCAGAAGGTGTTTTTCGCACACAAGAAATCTGGAGAAAGGAAGGTTATTTATGATTTACCCAACAAATACAGGAAAAAGCGGGGAACACCTTCGTCTCACCACGCTGGAAAGTGTCTGGATTCAGGGAAAACTGCGTATGTGGGGGCGCTGGTCGTATATTGGCGGCGGTAAGACGGGGAATATGTTTAACCAGTTGCTGGCATCCAAAAAATTGACGAAAACAGCCATCAATGAAGTTCTGCGCAGGATGAAAAAAGCGGGGATTGATAAGACGGAACTGGAGGCATTTTTGCGGGAAATGCTCGACGGTAAGCAGAAAAGCTGGTTGTCTCATTGTACTGATGCCGAGGCGTTATGTATTGATCGGGTAATTAGCGAAGTGCTGGTCGAGTATCCGGGATTAATTAGCATCCTCCGACAACGATATGAAGGGCGGGGAATGAGCAAACTGAAAATGGCAGAGCAGTTAAATGAAAATCATCCTGACTGGACATTAATTACCTGTCGACGTCGTATCGATCAATGGCTGATGATTGCTGAATTTATGCTTTATAAACCAATGTTCACGGCACAAAAAAAACTATTGCAAAGTGAGCAATAAGCTGCTTCAATTCAGTTACGCTTCGCAAAGCTGTATCGCGAGGTTAACCAGAAACGTGAACTTAAAAACCCGCCACAGGCGGGTTTTTTTATTTCTGAAGCTTGATTAAAAAATGCGCGATTAAATTGTTGTATAAAATATATTTTGTGCATATTTATAACTGTTTTTAAATTTATATACAAAGCCGACAAAATGGAAATCTAAAAATAACTTTACAAAACTTGACGTTATGGTGTATTGCAGTTTTATTATTTAAACGTATTATTTGCCGCAGTTCTTCAGGGGGAGTGGTTGCGATATATTCCTGTCTGAGGAAATAATGCCGATTTAGCTCAGTAGGTAGAGCAACTGACTTGTAATCAGTAGGTCACCAGTTCGATTCCGGTAGTCGGCACCATATGCGGGTATCGTATAATGGCTATTACCTCAGCCTTCCAAGCTGATGACGCGGGTTCGATTCCCGCTACCCGCTCCAGCAAAACAAATGAGGCACAGGTTTTTCAGCACTGGCGTTTTTTCTCGCGGGGAAAGGTCTCGTATACTCCTTTAACGCTCCCCCGAATTATAACGGAGACCAGTTATAGTTTCAGTGCTGTGTTTTTTGACACTATCGGGATAGTGCATTATTAGTGGGATTTTTGATATTTCCTGGCAGGGGCTGATTATGCACTATCCCGATGTTGTTAACATCACAAAATGAGGTGAACCCCATGTGCGGGGGTGGTTTTAGTGGTTGTTTAGCGGGGAAACTACAGTATCTGATGGAATGTCAGATATTTCGGGAGGCACCCGACACCTCACCTATATTATAATAATACTCTTCAGCACTTACTGATTTGACCACCGCCTTAACAGGCGGTTTTTTTTGCTTGCATAAAACCATCACCAACTCATTAGAAAAGAACACATGGCGTTATGTGGTTGGGGTATTATAGCCCTGCTGTAGCAGCAAGTACGCTTGAATCAGGTTCGCTTCGGTGAGCCTTTTATATTTGCATCATTTGGAAATATACAAGCAAAAAAAACGCGGCTGTCGGATTAAAGCCGCGGGACAAGGTCCGCGAAGAAGGATTAGTATCTGCCTCTTTCAATAGGCATGTTTATACTACTAAGCATTTAGAATGGTTTAAATCCTCAGATTAACCTTAATTTCAGATAAGGCTTATTTCATTTCTTTGCGCTACGCCCGGCGCGGATCAAAAACCACAGAACCTTTCAGGGGTAAGCTTACGGGATGATCAGTGTGACTTTCTCTGTGGACTGGTCACCCCGGGCGGAGGCTCACCCACTAAAAGGAAAATTCACGATGTTTGGGATTTTCAAAAAGAAAACCCGTAAGGCTATTGTAGAAGTAAAGAAAATGGAAAACCGCGACGCGGTGAAGGCTTTTTTATTTGTGGTAATGGACGGTTGGTGGGTGTTTTCATGTGGCAAGAATCATTTTTCAGATTATTACAGTTGAAGTGATTTTATTCCTTGTTATTATACGTCTGTCTTCCGGGTGAGTGGTTTTATTCCCCGACAAGAACTCATATGAAGAGTAAACATTGCTCAGGAAACAGGAACACCGATTTGTAATTGGCTAGTCAGTGGTTTGCGCTGTTATTTTACAATAGCGGAATGGTGTATTTTCGGTAGAAATATTGTGTTTCTTTGGAGAGTCGGAAATGCATCATTCCGGTGTTGTAAATAACACCAAAGAGATGTTCCCCGGTATTGAGGGTGGTTTACATTGTTGTTTTTGGAACCACAATATCAGGCATAAAGTCAGATATTCAGGGAAGTCCACAACATCTCAATTTCACTACAATAAAAATGATTCATCTTCAGCATTGTTCAGCCGCCGCACCAGGCGGTTTTTTTTGTGTTGAATTCAAAAAAATACACGGACACTGATAATGTCCGTGTGGCAATGCCATGTAAGTCAACGATGAATATGACGAAAAAAAAACGCGACCGTCGGATTAAGGTCGCTGGACAAAGTCCGTGAAACATAACGAATTTCCGTTCCCCCCCGTTCAGGAAGTGCAAAAAGTATATAAATTAATTTTTCTCGTTTAAACAGGAAAGTTAATCTGAATTTCTGGTAATCCTTATTCCCGTACATTAATTCTTCGCTTTTCATATCAGACTATGTCACACAAAAGGCATTTGCGGATTCCTTCGATGGGATGTTGTTTTTTACGGGCCGCTGGTGGCCTTTTTTATTTACAGGAGAAAAAGTATGTCTGAACCCTTATCCGGTTCCGGCACGGCTGCGGCGCTCGGCGGGGCGACGGTATTCGGGCTGTTTACCGGAACGGATTTCGGGATTGTGTTTGGTGCGTTCGCCGGGGCGTTATTTGTGGCAACGATACCGCAGGCGCTTTCAGCCTGGCGTGTGGCGGCGCATTTTCTGGTGTCGTTCATTATCGGCGTGCTGGGTGCAGAGGTTCTGGCATCCTGGCTGGTAAAGCATACAGGGTTTGACGGAGCGCCTGTCGACGCATTGTGTGCAGTGCTGGTGTCAGTGGTGTCGGTGAAGATTCTGTCGTTCATCCACCAGCAGGATATCGCATCACTGGTGTCCGGCCTGTTCTCCCGCCTGCGGGGTGGGGGAGGCGGCAATGCCTGATAACCTTTCTGGATTGCTGAATGTAGCGTTATGCACGGTTATCGTGTTGACGCTTTTTTTTTTATCGTCGTCATGATTCCAGACATAAACCGCTGATGTCATGGCTGGCTTGGCTGCTGATGCTGCTTTATGCCCTTGCGCCACTCAGCTATCTGTGTGGTCGTCTGTTAGCGGCGAACTGGCTGGTGGTGTTTTTTAATCTGCTGTTCTGCGTGCTGGTGATACGTGCACGTGGGAATGTTTCAAAAATCCTTGCATTACGAAGGTACTGAAATGAAGTCGAAAGATGAAATTTTTGACGAAGTTCTGGGAAAAGAGGGCGGTTACGTCAACCATCCGGATGATAAAGGTGGTCCGACCAAATGGGGCATTACTGAAAAAGTCGCCCGGGCGCACGGATATCAGGGCGATATGCGTGACCTGACGCGCGGGCAGGCGCTGGAAATACTCGAGGCGGATTACTGGTACGGCCCACGTTTTGACCAGGTGGCAAATTTGTCCCCGGATATTGCCGCAGAGCTGTGCGACACAGGCGTCAACATGGGGCCAACCGTGGCGTCAAAAATGTTTCAACGCTGGCTGAACGTTTTCAACCTGCGCGGGAAACTGTATCCGGATATGGATGCAGACGGACGTATCGGCCCACGAACTATTAATGCGTTACGGGCATATCTGAAAAATCGTGGCAGGGATGGCGAACGGGTAATGCTGACCGCACTGAACTGTACGCAGGGTGACCGTTACCTGGAGCTGGCAGAGAAACGGGAGGCTAACGAGTCGTTTGTATATGGCTGGATTAAAGAGCGCGTATCAGGAATCAATTGTTGATATTTATACTTTAGTTGGAAATTACAAAATTAAATAAAAAATTTGCGTAATAGCTGAAATTATAATCTCAGGATAAATTATATATGTCTTATGTTTTTGATTAATTCTATTTATTGATTTGCATCAATTATCTGTTTTGCAGATGCGTTAATGTCATTGTACATAGTTCAGAGCGCACAATAAGTATCATGAATAGAATTGTTTTTTGGTTTGTCACCTTGGTTTTCATATCTTCTACGTCTTATGCTAATGATTTTTATAGAGCAGACTCCAGATCACCAGATGAAGTGAGACGTTCTGGTGGGTTAATACCCCGAGGACAAGATGAAGCGTATGAACGTGGTACGCCAATCAATATTAATTTATATGATCACGCCCGAGGAACTGTAACAGGGAATACCAGATATAATGATGGTTATGTATCTACAACAACGACATTAAGACAGGCTCATTTGATCGGGCAAAATATGCTTGGGAGCTTTAACGAGTATTATATTTATGTCATTGCACCAGCGCCTAATTTATTTGATGTGAACGGCATACTCGGTACATACAGCCCATACCCAAGTGAAAATGAGTATGCAGCATTAGGTGGTGTTCCATTATCACAAATAATTGGATGGTATAGAGTAACTTTTGGTGCGATAGAGGGGGGGATGCACAGAAACAGAAATTATCGAAGAGATTTATTTCGTGGATTATCTGTTGCACCGAATGAAGATGGGTATCATCTTGCGGGATTCCCTGATGAATTCCCAGCCTGGAGAGAGTACCCTTGGATAGAGTTTGCGCCAGATCAATGCCATCAAAATAATAAAACTAATAGTTTTTTAACCTGTGATTTTATCACTAATGAACTATCGCAAGCTGATTTATTAAAATTTAAGAAGTTCATAAAACGCAAATCCACTTTGTTGACTTTGCAAAGTATTGATGATTTTCTGGTAAAGAATGGAGATAAAGATGAACTTTAAGGCATTGATTAAAATTTTTGTTTTTATGATAAGTTTGGTATCTATCCAAACATTTGCAGGTGTTAGCCAGGAGTTTAGAACTAACTGTGGAGGAACCACAGCCAGAATTGTAGAGGGAGTCAAATTGACTCAATATTTTGCTGACGCAAATGTTAATAGGAAAGGTATATATGTTGTCAGTTCAACTGGCGGTGTTTGGATTATTCCTGGGGCGCAAAACTATCCGGATAATTATGTCGCTGATGAAATGAGGAAAATTGCAATGGCTGCTATACTTTCAGATATGAAAGTGAATTTATGCGCAAGCGAAGCATATAGTCCGAATCATATATGGGCTATAGAATTAGATGCGGAATAATTAAGTTGTTTTTTGTTTTATTGCCCCAGAGTGGGGCATTTTTATTTCTATGAGCTTATGAAGTGCTGATTGTGTGAATGTTATTATTGAAGGGGACGAATATAAGCGGATATATAGCATTGAAAATATTAATGTTGTAACCACACATCAGCATTATAACAGCTCTTTAGTGAGGGGCTGTTATAATGCCATGGTTCACCAACAGCACCCGCCGCGCACCCAGCGCACTGGCTGTTGGCGAGCTTTTTTATTCATCAAGCGAGGCTGTATGAGCGAGAAATTGAAGATCGTCTATCGCCCGTTACAAGAACTGTCTCCGTATGCACACAATGCCAGGACACACAGCCCTGAGCAGGTGGCACAACTGGTAGAAAGCATTAAGCAATTCGGCTGGACTAATCCGGTGCTGATTGATGAAAAGGGCGAAATTATTGCGGGTCACGGTCGCGTTATGGCGGCTGAAGTGCTCAAAATGGATTCCGTTCCGGTCATTGTTTTGTCTGGTCTGACGGATGACCAAAAAAAGGCGTATCGCCTGGCAGATAATCGCTTGCCACTGAACGCTGGCTGGGATGAAGAACTGTTACGGATGGAGCTGTCGGAGTTAATCAATGCTGATTTTGATGTCTCCCTGACAGGCTTCAGCCCGACAGAAATTGATGAGCTGTTGACGGATGTTTTGCCAGGTACAGGAAATGAGGATGAGCCGTATACGACGAAAATTGATACGCCTGTTTATGAGCCATCGGGCGGTAAACCGGATATCAGTGAACTGTACGACGATACGAAAACTCAGGAGCTGATCAACCGGATACGTTCGGCGCCCCTTGATCCTGATATTGAGAAATTCCTCCTGTGTGCGGCAGAACGTCACACGGTGTTTAATTTCAGCAGAATTGCGGACTATTACGCTCACGCCCCCGCTGAAATTCAGTGTCTTTTCGAGGAGTCGGCGCTGGTGATCATTGATTATCAGCAGGCTATTGAAAATGGATTTGTCCGGATGACGCAGCGTATGGTGGAGATCATGCATGGCGGGGAGGAGGATGAATGTGCGTGATGATTTTTGCGCCTTTATTCTGACTCACGGGCGACCGGACAAAGTTCTGACTTACCGGACGTTGCGTCGTGCTGGCTATACCGGGAAAATTTTTATCATTGTCGATGATGAAGACAAGACCTGGCATCAGTACGTAGCTGAATTTGGTGAACAGGTGCTGGTGTTTTCCAAAGCCGATATCGCCAGTCGTTTTGACGAAGCCGATAATCTCGGTGACCGCCGTTCAATTTTTTACGCCCGTAATGCCTGTTTCGACCTGGCAAAAATGGTCGGGTGTAAATACTTCATTCAGCTCGATGATGATTATCACGAGTTCCAGTTTCGGGTGGATCGCAACTATGACCAGGCCTATTTTCCGATAAGGAAACTGGATGCGATCCTTTCTGAAATGCTGGCGTATTACGAATCAATACCCGCGCTTTCCATCGCTATGTCGCAGGGCGGGGATTTTCTTGGTGACAATGGCGCTCATGCTTCATGGGTGAAACGTAAGGCAATGAACAGCTTTATCTGTTCGGTTGACCGACCGTTCTCATTCATGGGACGCATTAACGAGGATGTGAATACGTACACGAATCTCGGTCGCCGTGGAGAATTGTTTATGACGATCGGTGCTGTCCAGTTAGGGCAGAAACAGACGCAGAAAAACAGTGGCGGAATGACCGAGCTGTATCTGGATTCCGGAACCTACGTTAAAAGTTTTTACTCCGTCATGTATGCACCGTCGTGCGTAAAAATCTCACTGATGGGCGCCAGCCATAAACGCATTCACCACCAGGTCACCTGGAACAACGCTGCAGTAAAAATTCTTCACGAAAAATACAGGAAGAAGACACCCTGCATATCAATGGGGGTGACAAATGATTCCGTATTCGAAAGTCGAGTCTCTGGCAGCGTGCCGGATGACTGCACAACAAATCGCTGACGTTCTGGATGTTGATCTGAATCGACTGAAAGAAAATCGGGAAGCAATGACAAATTTTTATGCGTCCATCCGTAAGGGCAGAGCGAAAGGTGAAGCCGAGTTACGGGCGGCATTGTTTAAGCTTGCCAGAAAAGGGGATGCCTTTGCTCTGCGCGAACTACTCAGGGTGGATAAAAATCAGGACTAACTGATGAGCAGACCGGACTGGGGGGCGTTGCAGCAGGAGTATATTGCTGAATACACCCGCTCCGGTATATCTCCGGTGGCATGGTGTGAAGCAAGGGGACTGAATTACGCAACAGCCCGTCGTTACATCAAAAAACCTCCGAAAAATGCGCAGGCAGAAGTGCGCAAAACTGCGCAAAAAGATGCGCAAAAGAAAACTGCGCAAAAGCGAACCGGCAAAACGGGGAAGGAAAAATCCAGAGTGGTTGTTTCTCCCGTTGCAGGAAATGATCAGGAAATTTTATTCAATCCCGATGAATTCGGCATCTCAGAGCAGCAGACGAAATTTGCGATGCTGGTTGCACAGGGGAGAAAACTCGTTGAGGCATATCGCCTGGCAGGATACGAGTCAGAGGGGAATGCGGCCTACGTAACTGCCAGCCAGCTCCTAAGAAATCCTAAGGTTTATCGGGCTATCTCATGGTTCCGCAATCAGTACCAGAAACGCTATACCGCAGACCTGGATTTACTGGTGAGTCAGTTGATGGCCATTGTCCAGGCCGACCCCAATCAGTTGGCACAATTTCGCCGTGTTAACTGCCGTTATTGCTGGGGCGAGAATCATCACTACCAGTGGCGCGATATAGCAGAATTCGATAAGGCAGCGGCGCAGGCTTCCAGAGATGGCAAACTCGAACCGGAATATGGAGGCCTTGGCTTTGTTGATAACGCCATACCCAATCCGGACTGCCCGAAGTGCTGCGGTGAGGGAACAGGACAGCTTTATATGGCTGATACCACTCTGCTTGATGGGGATGCGAGGCAATTATATGCAGGGGCAAAGCTCGGGAAATTTGGTGTTGAGATCCTGCTGGAGGATAAGGCTGCCGCCCGGCGCGAACTTATCAAGCTGATAATGGCGACGAAAGGAAGTTCTGCTGGTGGTGCAACTGACAGTCGCAATGATCTGGAGCTTGAAGGACTGAGGCTTCGCAATGAAAAGCTGCGCACTGAGATTGAAAACCTCAAAAAAGGCGTGGGTGGTGAGAATAACGAAATAATTATCCACAACTCTCTGCCGATGCCGGGAGTGAATAATGTCGATTGAAATCTACCTCCCAAAACCTCATGAGGGGCAAATAGCTGCATGGACGGCGGCAATAGAGGAACGCTTCCACGCGGTATGCTGTGGTCGTCGCTGGGGTAAAACGGTGATGCTGGTGAATATCGCTACCAGTTTCGCGACGCGGAAATTTGCCGTTCCTACCACCGGGCAGCTTATCGCGGGTAGGGTGGGGATTTTTACCGCACAATACCGCCAGTACCAGGAAATCTGGGATGAAATTAGCGCCGTTCTGCAACCGCTGATCCTCAGCCAGTCAAAAAATGAAAAGCGCATCATTCTCCGTAATGGGGGGCGCATCGACTTTTGGGTAACGGACAATAACAAACTGGCCGGGCGTGGGCGTAAGTATCACGCTGTACTGATTGATGAGGCCGCATTCACTAAAGCGCCGGAAATGCTCGAGGAAATCTGGCCCCGCGCTATACGCCCGACGCTTGTCGATTACCGTGGCTGTGCGTGGGTATTTTCCACACCAAACGGTATCGACGAGAGCAATTTTTTCTACGCGATATGCCACGATGAATCCCTGGGATTTGTCATGCACCATGCGCCAACTTCATCGAATCCGTATATTCCGAAAGAAGAACTGGAGGAAACGGAGAAGAAATCCGATCCGCGCGTCTGGCAGCAGGAATATCTTGCCGAGTTCGTGGACTGGTCCAAAGACGCGTTACTCGATGTCGATAAGCTGCTGGTGGACGGTCAGCCGATTGAGATGCCGCCGCACTGCGACATGATTTTCGCAGTGATGGATACGGCGCTGAAAGGCGGGACCGAAAATGATGGTACTGGCGTGGTGTATTTCGCTTATGAGTCCTCGTATTCTGATGAACCGAAGCTCACGATTATCGACTGGGATGTTACCCAGATTAAAGCGTCGCTGCTTCCGGAGTACATCCCCGGCGTGTATGACAACCTTGAACGCCTGGAGAAATTGTGCCGCCCGCGTCTGGGCAGCCAGGGAATTTTTATGGAAGACGCTGCGATGGGGGCAATCCTCAACCAGAAGGCGGAAACCGAAGGCTGGGATATGACGCCGATTAAATCGGCACTAACCAGCAAAGGCAAAGACGAACGGGCGGTGATGGCATCCGGATATCACTATCAGGGGATGTGCAAAATCGTCCGGGAGGCTTACGACAAGACCGTTTCATTCAAACGCACCACTGCAAACCACCTCGTTAAACAAATCGCCGGGTTCCACCTGGCAGACAAAGACGCGCATAAACGTGCTGATGACCTTTTCGATTGTTATACCTACGGATTGATCATCGCGCACGGTAATTACGCGGCGTTGTAAAAATCAGGATATTTTGATGGCAGAGATCGAGATTACTGGCGGCCTCGATTCAGCACTGATGCGTATTCTTGAGGCTGAAGAAATTCAGCCGGGAACCGATATCGGCTATGAATTGTGTAAGCTGCTGTGGCAATTCCATCCTCTGGGCGGAAAACTTGTTGAAAAACCCATACTGATGGCGATGTGTAAGCCGCGCCAGTATAACGTGGAGACAGACCCTGACGAGAGGGTTGTGCGGCGTTTTCAGGAGGTATGGGAACGCATGAAGGTCAACGAGAAGATTAAAAATCTGTTTTTTCTGTCTCGTTGCTACGGTGCCGCAGCGATCGGCGTGGGCACCGACAGTGTTCCATGTCGTGAGCCGCTTCCGACATTCGGACTGACAGAAGAGGATGTGTATATCAACGCGTGGGATCCGTTGAACGCTTCCGGTTCGATGGTGACTGACCAGAACCCCAACAGCCCGTTTTTCCAGGAAGCCAATAAAAAGCTGAAGATTGGCGGAAAAGACTGGCATCCGTCACGCACACTGAAAATCTTCAACGGCACACCGATTTATCTGGAGTTTCAGAGTTCATCGTTCGGATTCACCGGGCGAAGCGTGTTTCAGCGAGTTCTTTATTCCCTGAAATCCTATATCAATACGATGGAGGCGAATGATCTCGTCAGCCAGAAGGCAGGCGTACTGGTGGCTAAAGTTGTGCAGAACGGTTCGAAAATTGACGGGATCATGGCTGCTGCCACGGGGCGTAAAAGAGAAAACGTGAAAGCCGCCAAAAATAAAGGCGTGTTGAGTATTGGAAAAGACGAAGACGTAAGTTCACTGAACCTGCAAAACATCGACGGGGCGCTGAATACATCCCGCGACAACATCATTGCTGATATTGCCGCCGGGAGTGACGTTCCGGCCATTATTATCAAGGAAGAAGCGTTCAGTAACGGATTCGGTGAAGGTAAGGAGGACTCGAAAGCCATCAGCCAGTATATCGATGGTGTACGCCAGCAGATTGAACCTGTGATGGATTATTTCGAACGCCTGGTGCAGTACATCGCCTGGAACGAGGAATTTTATCAGTCGCTGAAAAATGATTACCCGGACATCATAACCGACGACTATAAAACCACGTTTTACCAGTGGCGACGTGAATTTACCGCGACGTGGCAGGAGCTGGTGGAGGAGTCGCCGGACAAACGCCGGGAAAGCGACAGTAAAGTGATTCAACAGGCGATAGCACTTTTCTCTGCCGTGTCGCCACAGGTTGATCCTGAAAACCGCGCCGCCCTCGCTGAATGGCTGGCAAGCCTTGTTAATGCCACGCAAACCTATGGCGAAGCTCCACTCATCATTGATGTGGACGCGCTGGCGAATTATGAACCACCGAAGCAGGAGACGCCTGATGGCAATTTCCAGCCGGGCGGTGAGGAAGAAGAAACGGATCAGGACGCTGTATGAGGTTCTGACGGATGCCGTTAACAACTACGTAAATCACGGGTGGGATAGCGAAAAATCATTGCTCGAATGGTGCCGGAAACTCCGTGTAGCCGCTCAGCGAGAAACCCCTGATGATACCGTAGCCAGAAAACACCTCACCGCTATCTACAGCCGTCTTGTCATCGACGGCGGGGCATTACGGGATCAGCCTCCTGACGGCCCTAAAAAAATCACTGTTGAAAAACTGAAACCTGAGTTTCGCAAGGAACTCGACAGGCGAATTTTCGCCAGTGCCAACCTGATAAAACTCAACCGAGAACAGGCCATCGAGAAAACCATACAGCGTTTTCAGGGGTGGGTTACGTCCATTCCGCCTGGCGGGGTGAGCGAAATTGATCGCCGGGAAGTGAAGGCCGGGTTTCAGAAATCCGTGAAGGATATGGATTTTATCAGTCGCCGGGTGGCAATTGACCAGGGGCATAAGCTGGCAAGCAACGTTAAGTATCTGCTGGCTGTTCAGAGTGGTGCGATTGCTCTGCGCTGGCATTCGAACTGGCGGCGTCCGGGCTACAAATACCGACAGGACCACAAAGAGCGCGACGAGACAATTTATCTCCTCCGCGATTCGTGGGCGCTGGAGCAGGGGCTGATAAAGCCCGTAAATGGTTTTTATGACGAAATCACTGCTGCCGGGGAGGAGGTTTATTGCAGTTGCGATGCACTGCCGATCTACGCCCCTCAGAAACTACCCGACGAATTTTTAACGGAGAAGGGCAAACGTGAGTTTAACCGAGCTTGAAGTGGCAGAACGCATCAGGGACGGAACCGTACCGTCTCCGGTGAAATTCTCCAACATGTGGCTGGTGAATTTGCGAATAACCGGAACCGGGCTCGCCTATCGCGCCGGGCTGAAAGAGCACGTATGGCGTGCTCCAAAGCTCTATCTGAATGAGGAGTTTTTAAGGCGATGCAATGGCCTTCCGGTTATCGCAAACCATCCTGACGACGCAGTTCTGACGGAGGAGGATTTTAAATCGCGGATCGTCGGTAGCGTCATGCTGCCGTATATCCGGGGTGATGAGGTATGGGCGGTGTGCCGCGTTTACCTCCAGAGCATTGTTGAAGAAATCACTGAGGGGGATGTTTCGACAAGCCCGTCGGTGGTGTTCAACAGCACATCAGGAAATGTGGAGGTACAGGAAGGTGACACCAATTTTTTAATCGAAGGCGTTCCTTTCCTTGTTGATCACATTGCCCTGGTGACGAAAGACCACGGCTCGCTGGGCGTGTGGGATAAAGACCGGATCCCCGCAGGGGTTGAAGTGACAAACACAGGTGAAATCGAGATGGAAAAAGAAGAACTCCAGGCCCTGTTACAGGGGGTTGTGAGCGATGCCCTGCAAGGCATTAATCAGAAAATCGATGGTGTCGTTACGCGCATGGACTCTCTGGAACAGCGGGACAAAGCGCGGGCGGACGCCGAAGATCAGGCGAAAAAAGAGGCCGGAGAAAAGGCCAAAGCCGATGAAGCCGCAGAGGAACAGCGTAAAGCTGATGAAGCTGCGGCAAAGGAGGCGGAAGAAAAAGCCAAAGCTGACGAGGCAGCAGCCAAAGACGCTGAGGAGAAAGCAAAGGCTGATTCCGAAGCGGAAGAACAGCGTAAGGCTGACGAGGAGGCAGAAAAAGAACGCAATGACTCTGCCCTGGCAGAAGCGCAGGCAAAAGCCGACTCCGCATTCAGTGCCTGCGGTAAAAACGCGCCAGCACCGTTTTCTGGTGAAAATGCGCTGGACTACCGCAAGCGTGCGCTAATCGCTATGCAGAAACACTCTCCGGCACATAAGGACGTCAATATTCGCGCGATTGCGGATTCTGCAACGCTGGCTGTGCTTGAGGACGCAATTTTCAGTGCCGCCCGTCAGTCCATCGAAAAAGAAATGATGAGTACGCAGGGGCAACTGCATAAACGTATCCGCAACGATGAAGCCGGGCGTCGCATTACTGAATATCAGGGCGATCCGAACGTCTGGCTGAGTGCCTTCAAAATTCCGGGGCGTCGTCTGGCAAAAATTAACACTCAAGGGAGCCTGAACAATGGCTGATATTAACTTTCATCCGTTTAAAAACCGTGGAGCATTTGGTGGCCTTTTTAACGTCGAATCCCGTGGGCTGATGCAGGGGGATGCGCAGGATGATCCGGCAATTCGTCTGCAACTTTGCTCCGGACGACTGGACAGCAAAATCACTGAACCGGTATGGGGTGGTGTCGGTGTTATCGAGTGCATCGCTCCCGCGAAAGACAGCGTTAACGGGGCGGTTATCAAGCAGGCCACGAAGGACGCCTGTAACGCATTTACAGTCTTTAATCAGGCATTTCATGGCATTACCACGTCGGATAATCCGGTGCCGTTATATCTCGCGGGTGGCTTTGTTCACTATTACCGCGTTGGCTCAGGCGCCCGCATTCCTCTCCCGGTCAGTGCAGAAGTTGTTGCGTTGGCTGATGGCAATAACACCGTTGCTGCCAGTGGTTTTGTGTGGGATCTGACAAATAACGTCATTGATGTTTACACGGGAACGCCGGGGGCTAACCCGAAAGTGGACATTAAGTTGCTGATGGTTTCAGTTGAAGGAAACCTGACGGTGAAAAAAGAGGATGGCGGTAACGTTGTCTGGGAAATCGGCAAGCCGTGCGGCCTGTTTTTAATTTAAGGGGATATTAATTAATGAGCGCATTTACTCCCGCGACTACTTTTGTGTCGCCGTCAATGGTGCTGCCGGAAATGATCGTGCAACAGAGCATGGCTTCCGGGGCGTTTGAAGTCCTGGCTGGTGGTGCTCCAGCGGTAAAAATCAGTTCCAGTGATTTGATGGTCTATCAGAAATATCTGCGCATGACCTCGCAGGCGCAGGTCAGCCAGTCTCTGCCGGGCCAGTTACCGTCTTCCAGTATCTCTGGCGGCTATGACGGGATGATGACTTACCGAATTTCTTCCCGTTCGCAATACAGCTATCTCGATACTGATGCAGCAGATCGCTGGGGCTATTCTCTGATTGAAGGCCTGCGCCTGGCTAACCGCCAGGGACACGCTCAAATGTTGCGTAATATGCTGCTGTATGGCGTGAATGCAGCTAATAACGAGGGGATCACCAACTCCCCGAACGCAGTGACACTGAATCTGGGTAACGACAGCAAAGGCAATGATTCATATACCACCTGGGATTCCGGCGAGATGGCTAAATTTATGCTTGGCCTGATTGCTGACCAGAAAACCCGCATGTTGCTGTTGGGGCAGCCATTAACGACTGTTATTCTGAGCCCACAGCGATTCATGAAGGCGCTGGAGTGGACAGGAATTGTTGAGCTGACCAGTTACTAGCGTCCTGGTGGTGGTACCGGAACGGTGGGAACGATGGTTAAAGACGTCGCCGATAAGGCGACGGGCGATGACATCATTTTCTGCCAGGATGACACGCTGATTGGTAAGGGGGCTGGTGGTAGTGACCTGATCATCGTTACGAACCCGACGATTGAGGTTCCGGAAGCGCGTCACGCTATTAACACCAATATTTTCTCCACGCTGGTCCCTAACCAGCAGGCCGTCAACGTGATGTTCTGCGACATGGCAGCGCCGACGGAAATCCCGTCCCCTATGCCGGATGGCGGCCTGACCACGTTGTATACCATGCGCGCGACGCCGGGCTGGAACTTCCGCCCTGAGGGGATCACCCTGTTGTCTGCCAAATACGCATAAACGTTCAATCTGATAACGCGGGGAGCTAAATGCTCCCCTTTTTTGTGGGAAAAATTTATGAAGCTCTACATCGCTAACTGCTCACGTCAGCCGCACACGTTCAACTACAAACTCCCCGAAAAAACGCAGTCGTTCGGTGTGACAATTCCGTCCGGACGTCAGCATATGATCGAAAATCAGTCCGATATTATCGACCACATCATCCGACAGCATGAACCTTACGGATTTCAGCGTTGTGACAAGGTGGACAAGAATTTTTCCGGTATCTGCTATTCCATCGATAAACCTGTGAGCGTCGGTCGCATTGAGGATTGCGCGGAGCAGAAAACGGAAAATCTGGAATCCATGTCAGAGGAAATTCTCGCGGCCAGCGCCGTATCGCTGAATAACGCGGTGGATCAGGCAGTGATTCAGAGCGGCGAAAAACCTCAACCTGGCGGTATTGAGATGGAAATCACCGGGGAAGCGATCAACACCGAACAGGAAAATCCGCCCAGCACAAAGCGAAATATTAAGGTTAAAAAATAATGACCCTGCGTCCGTCACTGGAGGGATTTATTCGCTTTGTTCGTGATGACATGAAAGTACCGGTTCACGCTATTGCTGACGATGATCCGACGCTGGAATGTTGCTTTCAGTCTGCAATGGAGCTAATCCCTCACGATCAGGGGCTGGAGCGTTTACCCATCATCTATGTGCGAACGGTTTATAACGCTGCCGCCTCATTCCTCCTGAATTTCGCCCCAGGCTCGTGGTTTGCTGACCTGAGAAAAAAACTCAACCTTGGGAAACTGGCTACCGGGCTTGTCAGCGCGGCAGCAGACCAGGGGACATCGGGTTCGATCACCATCAGCGACGCGCTGAGTAATCTGTCTTTGCTGGATTTGCAGATGTTGCAGGATCCGTATGGACGACAGGTTGTTGCGGTGCTGATGCAGATGGGCACAGTATGGGGTTACACGCCATGAAACTCTGTTTTGGTGTTGTCGACCAGCCGTATGACTACGGCGACGAACCGGGAAAAACCACGTTTGACGTGGCCTGTGACCTCGAGGAGCGATACGAAATTTTTACGCACTTCTGGGAAATGCATAAGGACGAGATTATCCAGGAGGCAGGTACTGAACTGGCGTACCAGTTGGTCAATCACCTTAAGCATAAGGCTCCGCTACCAGGCGAGCATTTTCTGGAAGGGACTGAGAAGATTTTCCATATTTTTCTTGAAACTGAAGAAATGGCCGGGATGACGATTAACGGAAACCCTGTGCCAACTCAGGCCGCGCTACTGGGCGTTAACTCCAGGCTTAAGGACAAATATACCGGGGAGCGGCGTCCGTCATTCATAGACGGCGGCCTGTTTAAGGGCAGCTTTATAGCGTGGATAGATAACAATGCCGAGTCTTGAGGAATTAGCCGAACAGCACAGTTCGCAGCTCTCATCCGTTCTTAAATCCGCAGTTGAAACCATCTCGTCAGACCAGGAAATCACATTCAGGCTTTATGTCCGGCAGGTTCTGCCGCTGGATGGTTTTGTCTATTGGGTTAATGCGGAAATCATCAGTTGCGATGAACTGTGTCGCCTGAATATTGAGTCACCAACTCGTCTGAAAATCAAAGGCAGCCTGCATCGTCAGGTTATTGCGATTCAGGACGAGTCTGTCTCGAAGGATGTGAACAACATTATTTTCACGCCTGTTCAGCAGGTTGATGATTTTAATGTGGAAAATCCCGATGCGATCTATCTCGGTGAGTACTGCGGCGTCCAGTTCGCTTTTTCACGAATGGAGAGCCGCTATCAGCAGTCGGGTATTTTTCATTATCGCGGCATGGCGATTTTACCAACTATGCGTTCTCAGATTATCGACTGCGAGGAGGATATCAGCGACGAGCAGATCATCTCCAACAGCATCCCGATCTGGCTGCAAATGAAAGATGCCGCGGCCGTGTATCCGTCTTACCTGGTACCTCAGAACCTTCGTCCTCCGTATATCGCGGTGGATGTTCGCAACAGCATTCCGTTGCAGGTGGCTCCCGTTGTTTTCGGTGGTGAGCGATTCCAGCTCGTCCAGGATTCGGTTCGCCTGACGCTTTACGGATTCAGCAACAAAATGGCGCTGGATCTTGTCGACTCGGTGGTGAACAGGGCGCTGGAGGAGGAAAAGTTTGGTGTAACTAATATTCCGGTGGTTCAGGACGCAAAGTCGGGACAGGTTGAAATCAACGCTCTGGCGAAGAAAAAGATTGTCGATTTTGACGTGAATTACTACCAGAGCACCGCCCAGGAAATATCCCGGCAGTTGATTGAAAAAGTTATTTGTAAATATGAGGTTAAATAATGGGATTTAATATCGTCACGGTGAATGTGTCCCAGACCATCGGGGCTATACCCTCGAATTTGCAGCAGATGTCTGCGGTTCTCTCGTTTGGCTCCACGACTCATGAGCCGGGGAAGCCTGTATTACTCACCAGCAATCAGGATATTAACGATCTGGTTAAAAATCCGATTGCTGCGTTGTCGGCGGCTGCCGCAGGAAAATCTGCGGCAAACGTCACCGTTACGATGACGCTTCCGGAAGGGAGCAACATCCGACGCGAAAACAGTTCTGAGGTGAAAATTGTTGTTTCCGGGTGTTCGCCCGACGCGTGGAATGGCGAATATTCTGCTACCGTCACGGATGAAAAAACACTGACCTGGACGATTGCTGATTCTCAGCTTTCCGGTTCGCCAGTGACACTGGAGCAGTTTTCCATTGTCGGCAGTGAAAATCTGGTGACGGCAGTAAACATGTTTTTTGCCCAGGGAAATTCAGTTGGGATTTACCTGCTGGAGCTGGGAGTACAGAAAGGCGGGGTCAGTAAGGAAATCGCTGCACTGAAAGCTTATATGGAAGATCCGCTCCTGCGGTTTTATGCGTATCTGGTGCCGCAGCCGTGGGATGGTGACGCAGAATTTATCAGTCTGGCAAAACTCCACACCGCCAACGAAGCGATGCAGTATTTCTTCGTGCTGACGAAAACGCCGGACGACACGAATTACGTTTCGCCTTATGCCGGTATTAAGTCGGTTATTGCAACGGCGGATGATACGTACCCGGCGACAAACGCGGCAGCAGCCGTAATGTGGAACTATGTTTCCGCATCACCTTCAGAAATCAACAAGGTGCCGCCGATGGCATTTCGCTATCTGCAGGCGGTAAACGCCCACAAGGGCAAAAATTCCATTCTGACCACAATGACGAAGCAGAATATTAACTACGTCGACACGGGGGCTGAGGGTGGAATTTCCAACACGATTCTGGTGAAAGGCGTTACCAGTGACGGTAACGATATGACGTACTGGTATTCCGTGGACTGGGTGCAGATTAATGTCGATATGCAGCTCGCCAACACGGTGATCAACGGCAGCAATAACCCAATTAACCCGCTTTACTACAACCAGGACGGGATCGACCGTCTACAGCAGGTCGCACAGGCGGTGTTCAATACGGGCGTATCTTACGGCCTGGTCAACGGCCAGCCTGTCGTCGATGCAGTGCCTTTCCGCCAGTATATCAACACTAATCCGAATGATTACGGTATCGGGCGTTATGCAGGCCTGTCGGCCACCTATACGCCGATGCGCGGATTTGTCGAAATCATTTTTAACATCAATGTGACAATGCAGCTTTCGTGAGGGACTGAACCGTGCCTAATCCAATGATCCCCGTTGGCACCCTTAACCGGGTTCGCGCCAGCGTTAAATTCACCTCTCATTCCGAACTGAATGTGTCCGCCTCATTTCTGGCAAAAGAAGGCGTCGAATTGTCCTTTCAGGGCAATATCACGGAGTTTTTACCCGCTATGACGGGAGCCGTGCAGTCGCCGCAGCCATACATGATTTTGCAGGCGCGTGTTCACCTGCTGCGTAGCCAGGCGCTGGGAAAACAATTCAAGGCGCAATGGGAAAAGAACGCCACGATCGGCGACGCAAAAGTGTATAGCGACAGCACGGTGTTCGGTGACTTCGATATCTATAACACGGCGATCACCAATGTGCAGGATATGACCTTCGCCGGGGGCGAGCCGGGAGTGGCCATCACCATTACCGGTACATATTACATCAACTCTGAAATGTGGGATCTGGTATGAAAATCTCCCGAAATCTGAATCTGATTATTCCTGTCCGGACAGAAAAGGGTAATGGCTGGATCCATGCCACGCCGATCAGCAAAGAGGTGTTTAAAGAGCATTTCTTCATCCTGAGTAAAACCTTTTCTGCCATTTTTTCTGAAGGTCTTGGCGTCGTTGCGGGTCCGCGTATCGCCTGCCTTATGCTGGAAAGGATCTCCTCAGATATGAATATCTGGGATGGCGAAAAGGGCGTTCGCAATACGCTCGTGAATGAAATCATTCGCCTTGCGAATCTGGTTTACCCAGCCGAAGGGAAAGGCTACGACACGATCCCGCTTGATATGGCGCTGGAGCGCGGCATCGTTGAATTTGATGATGTGGCAGGTGAACTCGTTTTTTTTACATGCGTCTCGTCGATAAACACACCGGAGCAGACGGAGCAGATGATGCTGGCAGTCAGTGGAATGTGGAACAGTTGCACTTCATCCTTGAGTCTTACGGAATGGATTGCTTCATTGCCGACATTGAAGCCTGTCGCCAGTTCTGGCGCGACGGCGAGCACGTTATCAGCGACATCCTCGACTACTCAGCCGGAGACGGATTCAGCGACATCTGGGCAAATTCCGGTCTGAATGTAAAAACAGCAGCTCAGTTTCGTGAGCTGCGTAAATGCACGACGCCGGGAGGGTTATTGAATGTCAGATAATCAGATGCCTGTTCTGACGCTGGATGTAAATGAAGAGCACCTCAGGCGGCTTGAAGCGATATTTGAAAAGTATCGCAACGGCTTGATGATTGGCCCTGCCGGGGCGCCGATTAAAATACCTTCGAATACAGATGCAGGAGGTGGATCCCGTCAGACAACCACAGGTGGAGAAGTCAATCAGGCTCCCAGAAAACCATCTTCATCCGCGCCAGTTCCGGTAGCACCCACTGATGGTCGTTTAAGGGATGAAAAAGGGCGCTTTGTCGGCAGCGGAAAAACAGCGGATTCGCTGGTGAGCAACTATAAAGGTCGCGGCGAAACGATGTTTGATAAGTACCTCAGCGGGCTGGGGAAAAACGCCAAACAGACGCTGAAAACTTACAAGCAGATCAATTCAACGCTTAAAACGACTAATTCCCGGTTAAAAAGCCTGTTTAAAACCACGGTTTCGTGGGGGGCGAAAATAGCTGCAATAGGGGTAGCGGGGCCGTTTGGCTACGGCTATATGGCAAGCAAAGTCGCGGCGCAGTATAGCGTGGCTCAGGGGTTAGGGATGGAAACCGCCCAAATGCAGGCCGCACGTGCCACCTATTCGCCATATTTTTCGGGCACAGAAGAGCTGGTTCAGCATCTGGCTAACGCACAGAAAAACCCGAACGATCCAAACTATGCTGGCCTGGTTAGTCTTGGAATTGATCCGCGAGATGGTGCTGCAAAGAATCTGCCCAAACTTATGAGCGCGCTTGCATCTCTCGTTAAGCAATATAAAGGTTCAGGACTTACTCAGGGGATTCTCAACGGACAAGGGCTTGGATTTGTTGAAGTCGCGACAACTAACCAGATGGAAGCGAATCTGGACAAGATCCCCCAACTGAATGAGAAATTTGCAGCAAATACCAGGTTACTCGGCGCTTACCTCACGCCAGCTATGCAGTCAGGTTATCAGGACACGGTGAGTAACCTGATGGTAAATGGAAACAGAATATCAAATTCCTGGTATGCAGCTCTCGCCAGATATAACCCACTAATCAGAGGTGCATCTGATGGGCTGACATCCAATATTGAAGGTTTTCTGAATGGTGGGAATTTTAAAAAAATTCTCACTGAGGCTGGCGAAGGGCTGGAGAAACTTGGTAAGTGGCTGAATAGCGAACAATTTAAAAATGATCTTGACGATTTTTCTCTGGCGGTGAGCCGGATTGCAAAAGCAATATGGTCAGCTATCAAATGGATCGGTGGGGAAGATAAATATCTCCCCGGAACCGGAGTTGGTGCTGAACAGGCAGATCCAGTTCTTGCGGCATTTGGAAATAAATATCTCGGTGGTGCGTTGCCGGGAGCAAACCCGATGACAAATCAGTATACGGGTGAGTTTTATAAACAGGATGATGTATATAAAAATTACCGTATGCCTAATGATTTAAAGAGAAATATTCAGAACTTTGTAGAGCAAGCCAATAATACTTATCGACTTCCTAAAAATATGATGTCAGCTATCGCGGAGGTTGAATCTTCGTGGAATCCTCTGGCAAGAGGAACTCCAGATGAAAAAGGTAGATTCGCTAAGGGGTTGTGGCAATTCTGGGATAGCACCGCAAAACAGTATGGTCTGGTGGGTGATGATGTTTATGACCCAAATAAATCCACTCTTGCGGCTGGCCGCTTTTTAAATGATCTGAATCGGCGTTATAAAGGCGATGTGGCAAAAATGCTTACGGCATATAACGGAGGTCGTATTGATAGAGATGGAAATCTAAGTTTGAGAATGGAGACTGTAAAATATTTAATTAAATTATTGCCTCAGATACAGGGAGCCTTGGATCAACACCCTGGTATTATGAATCAGCTAAGAAATGCCAGAGATAACCTTCAGGGTGCTGGCAAAAATGCCCGCGCAATAATTGAGCTTCAGGTGCGACAATCGCCGGGTTCCGACATACTGGCACAACTCGCCGGAACGCAACAAATACCGGGGTAAAAGATGTCACTTAATTACTTTGGACAAGCTTTCAAACTGGCGTTTGAAGTTTCGCCCATTCTTTTAGTTGATGGCATAGCGTCGAAAATTCCCGGCGGGGTGATGCCGATTGCTGTTCTGACCGAAGGACTAAGTATCGCGAACGGTCTGCTGCATGGAGAGATTCATACACGCTCGATGGCGGCATTCACGCCAATGGCCGGGACAACGCTGGTCCAGCAGGATATTTGCAACCTGAATTTCTATAACCAGGTAACGGCAGCGAATGCGACCGTCAGGAAGCCCAATCGGGTAGTCATGCAGATGATCCGTCCGGCATCAACGGAGGACGGTGGCTACACCACTAAGGGGATGACGTTTACGGCGCTGAAAATGGCGCTTGATATGCATAACCAGTATGGCGGTTGCTACACCGTTCTGACTCCCTCGTTTATCTACACGCGCTGTCTGATGCGGTCGTTTATCGATACATCCGGTTTCTCTGAGCAGAACAAGCAGGTTCAGCACACCTGGCAGATTGAGTTTGAGCAACCATTATCGTCTGTCGAACAAACGGTAAAAACGCTGGCGAGCGTTCTGGATAAATTTGATAAAGGGATGCCGTCAGACGGGCCGCTATCGTGGTCAGGTATTAAGAACCAGGTCGTGCAGGAGTTTGGTATTGGCTTATGACAACGTTAATTCCTTTCAAACCAGACGGGCGAGGTCCGTTTCAGTTCACGGCCAGAATCGGAGAATATGAAACATTCGCCCGCGTTCCGTTTAACCTGTATGCAAATCGTTACTACCTGGAACTGAAAGACAGTTCTGGAGACGTGATTGTTTACATGCCGCTGATTGCGTCACCTGACAGTTACGACATCAATCTGGCGCTGCCTTGCTCACCGGGGAAACTTGTTTTTCGCGAAAGTACGAATCAGTTTGAGGTTTCGTAATGCGTTATTATCGACTGGAAATTATTAATCCTAAAACAGGCAAGCCGCCAGTGGATAGCAATGGAAAACCCATTGGACCTTTTGATACCAGTGAAACACCAGGATGTGGGTTGCATGTTGAATTTGACTTTGAAGTAACCGGCCTGGATGTAGTCTGTTCGGGCACGATGCTGACGATCTATGGATTACCAATTGACATGCTGAAGCAAAGTGTAAGCTTGCAGGGGGGTCTGGTCCGTATGAAAGCAGGCTTTGTTCAGGGGTTACCACTGGCAAATAAGGATCAACAGGGGGAGGTAATCTATGGTGAAATTTATCTGGCCTATGCCAACTGGATCGGCACGAACCAGACTTTAAACCTGGTAATAAATCCAAGCATACGCAAAACCGATGACGGTAAACCTTTTTCAATTGAGGGGCAGGGGGAAGCAGGCGAAAGGGTTGGCGATGTTTTAGTCCGCGCTTTGCAAAAAGCATATCCCAATAAATTGATTGATTGCACAGTCAGCGACAACCTGGTTTTGCCAGAGCCGTGGACGGGTAAATATACGGAGATTGGTTCTCTGGCTATGGTCGTAAAAAAACGCCTCTATTGCGATGATGCGTAATGAAAGGTATAGCGGAATCGCCATCAGTATTCTTTCCGACAGAATACGAATCTACGATAACGCATCGGCAAAGTGGGGTGAGCCAAAAACAATTCATGCCCATGAACTGGTCGGGCAGCCGACATGGATAGCGCCGTTTACCGTTAGCTTTAAATGCCCTATGAGGGGCGATATCAGATGTGGTGATGTGGTTAAACTGCCGGAGGGGCTATATTCAGGCGCTGCGACGATTGTGATGGCTAATACAACGGCTCCTGGCGTTATCGCAAAAAATTCGACCACGTTCACCGGGAAATTTCTTGTGAAATCGGTCAGACATATTGGTTCGTATCTGACAGCCGATGGCGATGCCTGGGTGACGGTATTCGAGGCATATGCTGAGAACTGGGCGAGGGTGTAATGTCAAACGCTCAAAAATTACCGTTTCTCCGAACGCTGTCGGAGATGATGACCAGTTCTGGTAACCAGCAAGCCGAGCTTAAAGGTCGTGAATTGCCCTGCCATGTTGTCGGTGTCAGCGGGCAGATAGTGACAGTTCAGTTTGATATGCTGCCGGAGGGGATCAACTTTCCGCAGATAACAATCCCTGTCGCCACATTCCCGTATATCCGTTACCCGATACAGCCGGGCGATCGAGGAGTAACAATTGCCGCTGATGTATCCCTGCGCGGTGTGTCCGGGTTGGGAACCGGTATGGCGACGCTCTCTTACTCGATGTCGCTCACTCCACTGTTTTTCGTGCCACTGGCAAACAAGGACTGGTCCGACGAAGATCCGCAAAAAATCGTTTTGTACGGTCCAGATGGCGCGATCCTCAAAACAGAGGACGGCAGTAGCTCGGTAACGGTGGCACCGGAAGAAATTAGGCTAAAGTCGAAAGCTGTTTACCTCGAGGCCGAAGATATCTTCATGAACGGGAAAATTCATCTCAACGGTCCAATCGTCCAGGACAAAGAACAAATGAAGGATACAACCGCTTCGCTGATTGGCCCTCTCAAGGTCGAGAAAGATGCAGTTATCAACGGCGTGAGCGCCAGCGGCCACAGCCACGATGTGACTGGCGTTCAAAGCGGCGGCAGCACGATCACGTCGAAGCAACCAAATCCGGGTTAATACCGGTTTATTTCACTTTAAATTCTATCCATAAAGCGAAAGCCCCGAACTGTTGCAGCAGTCGGGGCTTTTTGTTTCTGACCTTGAATAAGGCAAGGAGAAGTCGTGTTTGATTTTAGCAAACTGATTCGGGAGATTCGAGTTATGGCTGAAAAATTATCCACCTGGAAGTTTTTGCTTATTTGGTTGGTCTTTCTGATTCTGGCGTCTGGTTATTTTGTTGGCCAGATCCGATGGTGGTGAGGGCACGATGAGAACATGGGGCCGCGTCACCGACGCGAACGGCAACAAAAAATGGGTTGCAGTAGAATCTGACGCCAGCGGTGATTTCTCCTACGGCTGGCTGACGACGCTCATTCAGACGTTAAAGCTGGGGTTGGGGGAGTCGCCGTTTTACGCGAATTACGGTATTCCAGCGCAGCAGTGCATCGTGCAGCAGATTTACCCGGACTACTACGTGAACATGGTTCAGCAACAGTTTGCCGGGTATTTTGCATCGCTGGCAATTTCAAAGGTAGATGGGGCAGAGAACCCCACCTATAACGTTGATGTTGTGTTTTTTAACGGAACCAGTTACCGGACGCAGGTTCCGGTTTGAGGCAAGTTCTCGGGCATCAGTTGTGCCAGGGGGTGTCAAGAAGTTCATCGCAAGGCATGGCAATCCATCCACTTTTGCGTAGTAAGTGAATTGCCAATTCTATTGTGATAACTGAGCCTGATTTGTGGTGCTCAATCTGGGTAACAGAACCGTTTCTGACGCGCATGATGATGTCAACATTCAGAGGGGATTGTGTGCTGGTGGTTTCTTCGCGCAGCTTCTTCTCGCACTCGATGAAGTATCGGCGGATCTGGCGGCCTTTTTCGTTGCTCTCGACCATTGCCAGTTCTTTGGCGGTGTCCAGGGTGAGGTGGTAGTCTTTAGCTGGTCTGCTTCTATCTATTTTTTCCCGATTTTGGAAAATAATCAAAAAGTCCTGATTTTCTACGAATTCATACTCGCTGATTCGCTCGGTGATCCAAGTAGCAAAGCGTTTACCTACTTCGAGAAAGGCGTGCATCATAAATAATTACCGCCTGATTTTACATGTTTTCTTTACAGGAATTTATTGCAGCCTTATATGCCTCCGGGAGGCCATCTAATGGGAAGAATATTTTTTGTGGTTTTTCTTTGCTTTCAGCTGGCGGAGTGTACCAAAAAGAAAAACTACCTTTCCCTTTAGCTTTTAACAAATCACTAATCTTTAATGAGCTAATAGGACTGAACAAGTAACCTTCATTGATAGATGGGGTTGTTATAGAGTCCTGCTTTTGTTGTCCACTGATTTTATAGCTTACAGGAAGGAACGGTGGTAAATCCATTTGTTTATATCCAATAAAATGATTGACAGTAACATCACCGGGCTCACATTGAGTTAACGGTGATATATCAATAAATAAAGTTGATTTATCCTGCGGCAATTTGGATTCAACACCAATACGATAAGCCATAGTGGTAGGCATGGTAAACTCAGCATAATACCATTTACCGAACTGTTGAATGTCATTCATTCTCTCTGTGGCATCAATTGCATGAGAAACACCAGAAAATAGCAGTGAGCTAATCAAAATCCCTAATGAGTTAAATTTCATAAAATCCTCTTGAGATTAATTATGTCAGAAATACCAATTACTATGACCAGTGCGGGTGCGCAGCCTACGCCACCCAATGATTTACTCGCAAATCTTATCACCAGAGTTGCTGAAAAAGTACCTGGATATACAGCCAACCTTCCGGCGGGACTTATTACAGACCTTGCCAGCACGGCAGTCGGGGCGCTGGCATTAATAGACCAGGCGCGTATTGATCTTATTAACTCCGTAAGCCCATACGGCGCGAATATTCCGTTACTGATGCAACTCGGAAACATTTATGGAGCACAGAAGGGATTAAGTACAAATACGGCGGTATACGTGGTGTTTGAGGCGTTGCCGGGGTTTGGCATCCCTAAAGGGTTTGTGGTTGGTGACGGTAACTACCAGTATGCAGTTTCCCGCGATACGGTGGTACCAGAAAGCGGGCAGACTGAGCCAGTCTACTGTGTGGCTACAACGTCAGGATCATGGGCTGTACCGGAAGGGACTGTGACGCAGGTCATTACCTCAGTACCAAAAGACCAGCCTGTAAAGTGCACGAACCTTAGCGCAGGAATGCCCGGTCAGGAGGCGCAAACGTGGGCATCTTACCGCGCCGAAGTCATGGAGTCCGGCATGTTTGGTGTGCAGGGAACACCGGATTGCTTTAAAGCGATGCTCAAATCAGTAAGTGGTGTGCGAGAAAACCTGATTTCTTTCCGGCAGTCGTCGCTGGGGAAATGGGTTGCGGTTGTTGGTGGCGGTGATCCGTATGATGTGGCTTATGCGATTTACAAATCTGTACCGGATATTTCGAAACTGACCAACGATGTAAGCAATCCATCCGGTGCGGCAGTGGAAAAACGCACGGTTTCAATAACCGTTTCGCCGGATGTTTATCAGGTGCCGTTCGTTATCCCGTCATCACAAAACGTCATGGTGCTAATCACCTGGAACACGGTGTCAGATGATTATGTTGATCCGGCGGGTATTGCTATGGCTGTGCAGCAAAACGTTGCTGATTACATCAATTCAATTGAAGTCGGACACCCGATAAATCTTCTGCGTATCCAGGATATTTTTACCAGTTCTGTCAGGTTGCTGGTTGATGCAACATTGATCTCAACAATCAGTGTGAGCATTGGTATTAACGGCCATATTGTTCTTCCGGCGAAAGACACAAGCCTGGTTTATGGCGATACCTATTCCTATTTTTCAACGGTGGCATCACAGGTTCAGGTCAACAAGTATGCAATATCTGACTGAGAAAATTCTTCCTGCTTATCCGTTTGTGCAGTACAGAGATGATCCGAATGTTGTTGCGTTCTTTGAAGCATACAATGAAATTGCTCAGGAATACCTCGATTCACTCAACAATCTGGCATTGCCATGCTGGACATCGGAATCAATAACCGGGCAGTTGCTGGACTGGATAGCACTTGGTATTTACGGTGTTGAAAGACCTTTACTACAGGTTTCAGAGGAGGCTATTGCGCGCGGTGCATACGATACCATTGAATACAATACGATCCCGTACGCAGCAATGCGGAATTACGTTCCGGGGCAGGCATCGTATGTCCCTGATGATTATTTCAAACGAATATTAACGTGGAATTTTTATAAGGCTGACGGTTCGCATTTTTGCATTGACTGGTTAAAGCGCCGTGTGGCGCGGTTCATTCATGGAAAAAACGGAATAGACCCGCCGTTGCAGCACACTTTTGATGTGAGTGTGACAGTATTGGACAGCGTTTTTTCTGTTCAGATACCAGAGTATGGCGATGGCATCGGCTATTTTCTGAAAGATGCCATTGACCAGAAATATGTAAAACTCCCTTTTATTTATTCCTATGTAACAACGGTGATTCAAAAATGATTCTTGGATTCGGCAATAACGTTGTTTCAGCACTGGCTGGTGATATTACGACGATTCAGACTGATATTCCGGTGATGCCTGGTACGGGGGCTAAATTTGCAAAATTGCTTTCTGCCGATTTTGAAAATAAATCAAACGGGCAACACGTCTATGCAAAAATTACGCTTACCGATAATAAAGAGTCTGCATTTGAGATTTGTCACCTGGTATCGGTAAGCGGTGATGTGCTGAAAGTCATTCGTGGGCAGGAAGGAACAACCGCGAAAGGTTGGTCCCTTAATGACGTTGTGGCTAACTTTGCCACGCGTGGATCGGAAAACTATTTCGTACAGATAGCGCAGCTTCAGAGTGGTCATTATATTGCGGGTGTTGCTGGCGGCACTGCAAATGCACTGACGCTTGAACTTCCCGCGACGTTTTTTGTTAATGGAGGCTCGGACTGGACGCTACGAACCCCGATTATCGTTTTCCCCGTTCAGAACAATACCAACGCCGCGACGCTTCAATTAACACTGGGCGGAAAGGTTCTTGGTACGTTCCCACTTTATAAGGGGAACCAGTCCGAGCTGGTAGCGAACGATATCATTAAAGGCATTCCCTTAATTTGCCTTCTTGATAGTGAGAAAAGCTATTTCAGTGTGATAAACCCCGGCAATATTTATTCGGATTTTGATCTGCGATATGTAAAAAAATCTGGTGATGCATTATCGGGCGGGCTAACGTTTGAAAATGACTCAATCCTTGCGTGGATTCGAAATACAGATTGGGCAAAGATTGGGTTTAAAAATGATTCGGATTCAGACACCGATTCATATCTGTGGTTTGAAACGGGGGATAATGGAAACGAATATTTCAAGTGGCGGAGTAAGTCTGGAACCACAACCAAAGACCTGATGAATCTAAAATTGGATGCGCTGTATGTTCTGGTGAATGCCATCATCAATGGTGAGGTTGTATCAAAATCAGCAAACGGCTTTCGTATCGCTTATGGTAATTACGGTTTTTTTGTCAGAAACGACGGTGCGAACACATATTTTATGTTAACCAATGCTGGCGACAGCATTGGGAGCTATAACGGACTAAGGCCATTCTGTATCAATAATGCCACTGGCGCAGTCACGATGGGCAACGGGCTGACTGTCGGCGGAGGTTTAAATGTTTCAAGCGGAAATATCACCGCCGGAGGCGGTCAGGTTATACCGGGTAATTACAGCAATTTTGATGCTCGTTATCAGATGAAAACAGGCATCGTGCAGGATATAAGACTTGGCTCGGTGGGTGCTTCTCCGACAGCATCGTCACAGACGACAGATGTTCCCGGAGGATGTGTAATGACCGGGGTAACGCTTGACGTATGGGGGAGTCGCGGGACGCACGTAACATATATGCGCTACCGTCCACTTCAGAAATTAATTAACGGAACCTGGTATAACGTGACGGCGCTTTAATTATGCTGCATTTAAAAAATATTACAGCCGGTAATCCAAAAACGGCAGAGCAATACAAACTGACAAAAGAGCACGGTATTGAGTGGCTGTTCTCTGAGAGCGGGGAAAACTGGTACGAGGAACAAAAAAAAGTTCTCTCCTGATACCATCAAGATTGCGTACCTTCCTTCAGGCAGGGTATTTGCCGTTGAAAAGGACGTGACTGGCATTGACCCGAAGGGAATGAGTGTTATCGAGTTGCCTGATATTACCGCATACCGTCGAATTGAAGAAAATGACTACTGGTTTTACCGCAATGATAAGTTTGTTTTTGATTACAGACTTAAAGCGGAAGATGAGCGTGAGTCGCTTCTGGCTCAGGTCAGCCTCCGGACAGGTGAATGGGAAAAAGACCTGCTGCTGGGGTTAATCAGCGACGAAGACAAAGAAAAGCTGAAAGCCTGGCGTATATACGCGAAATCGCTGCAGGCGATGGATTTCAGCACTATCACCGATAAAACCTCATACAGAGCCATTGAATGGCCTGTCTCTCCGGAAGCCTCTTCCTGATTTTATTTATCGCGAGAAAAATATGTCTGTAGTGATATCAGGAGCGCTGATTGATGGCGCAGGCATCCCCATGTCCGGATGCCACATAATTCTGAAATCCCGGGTAAATACCTCAGAAGTGGTGATGCGCACAGTTGCTGACGTGGTGACCGGAAATAATGGGGAATATTCGTTCGAGGCGCAGGTCGGAAAATACTGCGTTTATCTGCGGCAGGACTGGCGCGAAGAGTACTGTGTTGGTGATATCTCAGTTTATTACGACTCAAAGCCCGGCACGCTGAACGACTTTCTGACCGCCCTTGATGAAGACGACCTGAAGCCGGATGTGGTGAAACGTTTTGAGGAAATTGCGGATACGGTCAACCGTCTCTCTGAACAGGTGAGCAGTGACAGGGAGAAAGCGGAAGCGGCCGCTGATGCTGCAAAAAACGCAGCAACCACAGCTCTGGACAATAAAAATAAGGCGGAGGAATTTAAAGAACAATCACGGAAGAGCGCCGAAGCTGCTGCGGGCTGCGCGCAAAGTGCCGGACAGCACGCAGCGGATGCCGCGAAAACTGAAAAGCAGGTGGAAATCCTGGCGACAGGTATTCAGCAGAATGCAGGCGATGTTTCCAAGAACGTACAGCATGTTGAGCGTCTGGCATCAGAAGTTGCGCAGAATGCCAGCCAGGTGCATCAGAATACCCTGACAGTAACGGATGCAGCGCAGTCTGTGGAGCAGAATGCACAGCTGACAACGCAGTTAAGAAACGAAGCTGGTCGCTTTGCCGACGAATCCAGGAAAAGTTCAGAGGATGCAAAAGAGTACAGTGACAGTGCCAGAAAAGCGGTCGATGAACTGAAATCTGTCGGTACTTATCCGGCAGGGATAGCTTTTGCATGGCCAGCGGATATTCCCCCGGAGGGGTTTGCAATAATGCAGGGGCAGCCATTCGATAAATCTGCGTATCCACAACTGGCTGCTGTATTTCCGTCAGGTGTAATACCTGATATGCGAGGGTGGATAATAAAAGGCAAACCCGACGGGCGAGCTGTTCTGTCCCTTGAAGAGGACGGTGTTAAGCGGCACGGGCATACAGCAAAGGTGATACCGACGGATTTGGGTTCAAGGGAGACAAGTTCCTTTGATTATGGCTCTAAAAGCACAGAGTCAGGTGGAGAGCATAATCATATTGTTAATGGTGTGTGGGCTGGAACAACAACAAGGAACGGTGGAACAAAATGGGATACGCCAGGATATATAGCGGATATAACAACCAGCAGTGGCGGTACACATGCACATCGTACCAATATAGGCCCACACGCCCATACCGTGGCACTGGGCGAGCATGGTCATGATGTCACAGTTGATGAGACGGGTAATGCAGAAAATACAGTTAAAAATATCGCGTTTAACTTCATTGTGAGACTGGCATGACAAATTTCAAAATGAGTCCGGAATCCCGGACACTGAAAATTTATAACATACGGGCTGATACAAAAGAGTATATAGGCGCAGGAGATGTTTATATTCCGCCGAATACAGGATTACCGGCGAACTGCACGCTTATCGAACCGCCAGAGGCTGGCCCCGGCCAGGTTGCCGTTTTCAACGATGCACAGCAACAGTGGGAAGTTGTTGAAGACCACCGTGGGAAAACGGTATATGACACAGCCACCGGGAAGACATTGTGCATTTCCCGTCCGGGGGCTTTGCCGGATGATGTCACCACTTTACCGCCAGAGGGGGAATTCCATCGATGGGATGGTGCGAAATGGATAAAAGACGACGAGGCCGAAAGGGCGGCGAAAATTCGTGACGCTGAACGGGAGAAGCAAAAATTACTTCAGGAGATAATGGAAAAAACACAGCTGTGGCAAACGTGGCTGTCACTTGGGATTATCAGCGAAGCTGATAAAAAATCACTCAGGGAGTGGATGTTGTATGCCCAAAAAGTTGAAGCGACGGACACATCTGAATTACCTGTGAGATTTCCCGACAAACCTCTTATTGTGGGTGAGCTATCCGGTGCGTTGTAAAAATCCCATCTTTCATTGTGCCGGAAATACCAAATCGCCATTTATTAAAGCCCAATTAGTAGTCAGTTAGAGCAAGAAAAATAGCGGACTTCTGCTGAATGGTAAAAAAAAGCCCCGTCTCAAGTACGTGATAACGAGACCTAAAGCATGGATAACAGGACTCTACACAAAGACGGGGTAACATAATATCTGAACAAACATACTGACAAACGGGATATTTCAATTAAAGACACAACGAGTACCAGGCGTACAGAGTGGATGTTGTGTCTGACAGGTGAGTTTACTGATAGCGCAATAAAATAAATCCCCTGTCATCATTTATTGTAGAAATCTTTATCAGTCATGCTTATGAGATAAATACAAGAAACGGTGTGAAATTTGACCTAAAACAATCATGGGGATGAAAAGAGTCTTGTGCAGTTTTGCAGATGTAAAAAAACCGCAGACACGTCGTATGCAAGAACGTGCTGCGGTCGGCTGGTTAACTTTCGATAGTGCGAATATTGAATAATTTCCAGCCGGAATGGATTCTATTGGAAAGTATTCAGAGGTGCAATCTGCAGTTCACGAATTGAGTATTTTTAGGATTTTTATGGTGGCAAAAATGGGGCAAAACGCTGCAAAAGGGGCAGAAATGGGGCAAAAAAAGAGTTGGTTATCGTGGCTTGTTGTAGTCGCTGATTCAACTTAA